GGTTCTCGCGAGAGAATCCTTGAGGAGTCTCGTAGGTTCCAGGTGAGGAATCGTTAAGCAGTGCAGGGTTGTTACCTTCTGCATCGCCACCAACGCCAGCGCCAGTTCTAGGGGTGTATGCACCAGTGGTTGCATCGAGACCAGCAGTGAATCCTGCATCAGGCTCGTTGAACAATGCTTCTTCGCCGCCTTGGTTCTCGTAGCGTGAACGCATTGCGAAGATGAGTCCAGTAGGACCACTCATTGGTTGGACGCCACAAACGTCATATGCCATCAAGTTAGGCATTGCGCGGCGAACAAGACTGATCAGTACAGGGTCGAAACCTGCAAGACCAGCGGTGTTAGCGGATCCGAGTGCTGAACCACCAGGAGATACTGTACCAGCGCCGAGGCTGTTGACTGCAACTTCTTGTAGCATTCCACGCTCTTCGCGTAGGAAGCGTTCTTGGTTTTCCAGGAGGACGGAGGTCACTGCCTTCTTGTAACGATCAGCAATAGGATTTGCTGCTTCGTTGTTAAGAACAGGTGACCACTTTTCCTGGAGATGTTCTGCGTTAAACATTTTGTCTCCGAATTTTTTGTTGGGAATTGTGGATAGAATTATTTAGTGAATCACTGATTCCAGCGGTTCATAGCGTTAATGTATTGTGCCATTGCAGGCGTTACATCTTCGGTACTACCTTCTACTGGAGTTTCATCAGCAACTTCTGCTTTGATTACCGACTCCTTAGTGAAGTAGGATTCTTTGATGGTTGTAAGTTTCTTGGAGAAGTCTTCTTCTGATTTGAAATCTACACCCTCGGCAAGAGATGCCAATTTTTCTTTCTGAGTATCAGCAAGACCTTCGGAAACTAGGTTTACGATGACCTGCTTAGCAGACTCATTAAGACGATTTTGAAGTTCAATATTTGCCTTAACCTGTTCGTTGAGGCGTTCTTCCATTTTACAAAGGTCTTCAGTCACACCTTCGAGAACGTCAACTTTCTCGTCGGGGATATTAATGTAGTGCTCTTCAAAGAGATTCTTCAGACCTACAATGAAGTCCTCGGTAATCTCATTTCTGATGCCACGATCAACATTGACTTGATTTTCTTCAAGCCACTTGCTGACCGCATAGTTCATAGTACCATTAACTTCTTCTGCAAGTTCCTTTTTAGAAACTTCGATTGCCTCAGCAAGTTGTGCAGCAAAAGTCTCTTCGAGTTTTGCCCACTCTTCGTTGAGTTTGGAAGTAACAGCAGCTTCAAAAATTGTTTTTGCTTTAGAAGCAAACTCTTCAGAAAGTTCAGAACCTTCTGTAAGAGCAGCAACGTCTGCACTCATGTCTACCGACTCAAACTTGGGTTTGATTGGGTAAGTTACGCTACCACCCATCTTAGTTCCATAAGCAATTTCAGCACCAAAAGTGGGTGCAGTGCCATTAGGAAGATCGGTGTTACTTGCACCGCGATTAGGTTCGCCAGAAATGCCACCACCAATGGGAGCTGCTGCTTTAGCACCAGGATTCTCATCGCCGTCCTCATCATGCTCGTGAGGAGTTGTGGTTACGCTATTGACTTCTTGAGGTGCTGCTTGACCAATAGCAACTCCAGGTTGAATTGGAGCAGCATGACCAGTAGCACCTTCACCAGCAGATGCTTTAGCATTGACTGCAGTGTTTGATTGACCTGTTGCAGCAGCGTCACCAGGGAGCACGGATGCGGTCACTGTTGGCATAGGATCTTGACCAGCCTCGGAAATTACAGCAGCGTGCTCACTAGCAAACTCCTCAAATTTTTCGTTAAGCATATCTGACATTTGAGTTTCCTCGTGTGTTCGTTATTGATTTAATCTATAGTTTATTTATGAAAGTAGTAATTTAAAGCGCGGAAATTAAACGCTTAAACGCCTGAAGCGTTTTTTCTTCTAACGCAATGCGTGAAGCGTTGTTAATCTGGGATTTCATTTCAGCAATTTCTTTCTCTTTGAGAATGCCGTTATCCCAGACCCACTCTTTACCTTCCATGATTCCATTGACGAAAGCATCAGGTGCGGAAGGATCAGCAACAATATCTGCTGCTGTAGCAAGCATGAAGTCATCCATAACATATGAAGCACTTTCCTGTCGGTCGATACTTCCCATGCCTCTAGATGAGACACCCAATTTTACTCCTTCTTCTAGAAGATTTCTGGCAATGTTTCCCATGGGTGTGGCAAGAATTTGTGCCTTACCCACGAAATTTTTTCCTTCCGCCTTCAGTGATGTGATTCTATGAGAAACACGATCAAGGTTGACGGTAGGACCATCAGGGTGACCAAGTTCTCCTAAAGCACGACCAGTTTTGACGTACTCTTCGTTATAACGACCTACCTCTTTCTCTAAAACAGAGAGGGGATAGATGCGTCCGTTGCGATTCTTGATCTCAGACTGCAAGAAAACACCTTCGATATACAGGTGCTTTTTGCCATCCTTCTCTTCGGAAAGAATCTGGATATCTTCGATGTTTTCTGTGATTAGTCTCATGCTTCTTCTGGTGATGGTTCGTCAAAAAAAGTGTCAGCAACGACTTTCTTATAGTCGTCCATATTCTGTGATGCTTTTGCATACAGAATATCGGAGATTTTGTCCAGAGCATCTGCTCTTTTCTTATCACCGATTAAATTTACGATGTCCAATACTTCAGACTCTAGTGGTTGATCACTCATACTAAAAAATTTTGGTTTAATTATTTATCAGTTTTAGATGCGGAAGGTTTTGGTGGTGCCTCCTTCATCTTTTTAATTTCTCTGTCAACTCCAGCATCTGCTTCTGCTGACTGGAGTTCTGGTTGGAATGCCTTGTTCTGTTGCTCAAGATCAGTAAGCATATTTATTTGTACTGGATCAATAGCAATACCAGTGTCGATATCAACTTTGATCTGTTTGTCAATTTCTTTATACTCATTCTCAGTTTGCATAAGAATCTTGCGGCGGATATATTCTGAAGAGAAATACTTACCAACAAAAGGATCCATTTGAGCAACAAGAGTGATGCGCTGCATCTGCATCTCTTGTTCTTTTAACTCATTGAAGTGGTTGTCGAACAGGAAGTCATACTGAATATGCTCTTCCATATCCTCCCAATCTTCTGGAGTAATAATACCCTTAAGGATTAGTTGGGTCTTAAGAATATCATGGAACAACTGAGCAAAACGCTTGCGGAGACGACCAATAAACTTAGTAAACTTCAGTTCATCACGAAGAATCTCTGTGGATTTGCCGAGGTTGAATGCCTTGTTATCGTCTGTCAGACGAGATGGTGGCAGGTTTAGGGAGTTGTATAGTTTCTTTTTGAAATACTCAACGTCCTTAAGTTCACCTAGGTTCTGACCACCAGGTAGGGTTGTGATCTCTGTACCACGACCACCTTCACGGCGAGGCAACCAGAAATCTTCAAGCATACTCATATGCTTTTTGTCATCACGGATCTCTCCAGTTTGTGCATCGTAAACTAGTTTGTTACGATAACGTGCCATGACATCACGGAGGTATTGTTCCGCTTTGACTTTAGGTAGGTTACCTACATCGATGTAAAAGATTCTACGTTCGGGTGCTCTTGATAGTCTGTAGATAACAAGACTATCTTCAATCATTCTTAATTGATTTAATGACTTGATTGCCTTATGCAGGAAACTCAAATTCATTTTTTTGTTAAGATCCATTACACCAGAAGTGGATTGTGCAATGGCATCTGCAGCAATTTTGATACCTTCTTGGTTTGTCCAATCCATGGCACCAGTAACTGAAGGCATGTTGCCAGCAAATCCTTTAGGATTGTAAATATAAAATTCAATATAATCGCCATAGTCATACTGAAGTGCGGATCCCTTTTCCTGCTCTGCCTTATCGGGATCGCCGCCTTTTAATTTGTGTCTAACTTTTCTAACCTTGAGTGAATCCATGTAGCGTAGCTCAAGGATTCCTTTTCTCGGATTGTCAAGGTCAATTACTTTATGATAATGACAACGACCATCAACATACCAATTACGAATAATTTCGTGCGCGTTGGTATTAAAATCCATCATGCGAAGAATTCTATTGAACTCGTCACGGATTTTTTTCTTAACTCCAGCACCTACTTCTAGGTTTGCTAAATCTACTTCGACGGGTTTGTCGTCACCATCATTGACAACAAACTCATTTACAATTTCATCGATAGCAGAGTCACATTCTGGGTGTAGTGACATGTCGCGATATCTACGAATAAGTTCATATTCGCTTTTTGAATTTTGTCCGCCAGATGTATCAACATACGTACCAAAATATCCGCCAGCAACAGTGCTGACGGATGCTTCATTGTTAGGAGGGACAGGGGATTGCCCTTGCTGCCCCTCCTTCTTATTAATAATAAAACCAAATAGTTGACTCATCAGTTGTAAACAGATCTATTCCTAGAACTATTTATCAACCTTCAACTAGGCGAGAATCGCCAACTCCAGACTTGACGCCAGAAACGCCTTCTTGAGTAGTTCCTGTTTGAACTTTCCAGTAAGTATACTGGAACTCAACTGTGAATTCTTCGATCTGATCGTTGCTGTCATAAGCAAGATCAATCTGAGAAACGTTAGTTGGGAACGCATAGTACAAATTGTACTGACGTAGAACTTCTCCAGATTCTGAAGCATTCTTCTCAAGTTGCTTGACCTTGAGTTGTCTGGTATAACCACCATCTGATTCACTTGGTGTGAACAGAGGTGCATTATTAGTTTCGTGTGAGTTGATTTGTGCCAACCACTGCTCAAAGTATGCACGGATCTTCATTTCTTTGTCATTGACAAAGGTTGCAGTCCATGTATCGAAGGTGCGATCACCTGCGATTTTAACTGTTCTTCCACGGAAAGGAACTTCGATCACACCCAAGTTGGATGCGGGAAGTGCCGCTGATTTGCAGAGCAAGTTGATCATATTAGCATCGCCTTCTGCCCCAGAAACTTGGGTGGGGAATACGATATCAACCATGAACATATTAGGCTTTACGCCTTGCCCAATATCGGAAATAAAGTTGCTTAATTTAGTTGCCATTGTTTTCTTTTAGCCTCGTTTGATGTTTATGCTTTTAACTTTAAATCAGCGACCTACAACTTCACTGAACGAAATGCCAGTTTTAGTTGCAGTAAATGTGATTGTAATGAAGTTGATCGAGCGGGTTGGTTTTACATAAACTTCAGCAACAAACTCGTTACGATCGATTACATCTGGGGTATTATTGCTCTCGTCACAAATGACGAGGAAATCAGTAACGCCTCTGCGTGCCTGAACCTCAGAAAGATATGAGTTAAGTGCAGTGGAGAAACCAGCTCTTGTGGTTGCATCATTCTGCTCGAACAAAACGCCTTCACCAAGTCCTCTTGCTCTCTTCTCAAGATTGAGGAAAAGACGACGAACGTTAATACGATCGAATGCAGAAGGTGCTGAGAGTGCAGTCTTATCACCAAACAAGGTGATTCCTTGTCCCCTCAAACCAACAACAGGGTTGATACGTGCTTGATAGAGTTCGTCTCTATCTGCTTTATTGGGGTTGTATGCCATCTTAACTGCGTTAAGAATTCCGCCACGATTAAGACCAGCAGGTGAATACCAATCTTCTTGAACATTAGATGTCTGAACACAAAGACCAGCAACGTCTCCGTTGGTTGGGATGTAGCGGTACTTGTCGTTGAAACGATCATAGGTGTACTTATAACCACTATCAAAGACAGCGTAGGAAGTAGAAGTTAGATCGGAGAAAAACGCAAGAGTGTTTTCTCTTTGCTGTGTAGTTGATAGTGCGCCACCAGAGGAAGCAACCTGGTTTCCTTTGAAAGGAGAAACGAATGCGATTGCATCCTTTCTTGATGCAGCAATTGCAATAACTTTAGTTGCTTTTGCTTTGGTGTCTGCTTCACTGGACAATGAACCACCCATAAGAACAAAGTCAATCTCTGTTTCTTCGGTATCTAAGAACAGATCCATCGATGCGCCAAACTGACCAGGAGTGTAGCTATATCCATCAGCACCACCACCTAGTGACTGCCAGAAACCAGTGGATCTTGCAAATGTAGTGCCTGCATCTGCTTTGACTTCAGTAACGCTTTGTCCCCATTCTTCACCAGATGCAGCAACTTGAACAGATGCAGCAGCTCCGTGGAAGAGGTATTGAGACTGAGCGTTAATTACTGATTTGTAGTAGATCGAAGCGTTCTCTTCGCTCTTACCATCAGATAGTTTAGAAAGATAAGTGAATCTCTCGATGATAGTATTAGCAGCACCAGTTAGATCACCAGTGGTGTCAATAACTGCAAAGTGAACTTGATCGTTCTGGACTCCGTTATCTACAGCGAACTGGGAGGTGCCAGGACGAGGACCAATAGCGGATAGTTTTAGACCAGTGCTACCGATTTCGGTGTTAAGGAACCAATCCTTGACTTCAGTAACGTTGATGCTGTCATCAACAATTGCGGTAATTGTAATGGTGATATCTGCACCACCACCTAGTGCTGCTCCAGTGATAACGAGAGTTTCGTTTGTATTGTATTCAGCACCAGCAGATACTAGAGAAACTGTAGGAACTCCACTACCATCGGTTACAACATCGAAGGTTGCTCCTGATCCAGTACCACCAGAAGCAGCAACAGCACTAGTAGTTGTTGAAGCAGTTCTGCTTCCATCTGCTGCACCATTATCGGTGAAGGTAGAAATCAGACCTTTGTCTGGGGATGTTAGGGAAGCTGCAGAAGTCAATGCGTCCGAAGAAACGACTGTTGCAGTTTTAGTTCCAGAATTCCATGAAAGAATCTCAGCAGTGTGACCATTGCTGAATGTTAGAACTGTACCAGCTGCAGTATCTGTAGGAGTATTCTCCAGAATGACGAGGAAATCAGCACCTCTGTCAACTAGGACTGCCATGAGACCATTGCCCCATGAACCTGCAGTTCTAGCAGTGAATACCTTACCAGCACCCTGACCTGCCATCCAGTCTTCATCATTCTTGATGAGAACACCAGTTCCGTCAGCAGCAGCGTTTAGAAGACCTGTGCTTTCTGTACGTACAACAGCGAGTCTTCCGCCGTAGTTCAAAAACTCGGATGCGACCATCCAATCTTCTGCATTCTCGTCTACGGGAGCTCCGAAAACAGAAATTAGTTCTTTTTGTGAATTGACATTTACGATGTCACCGATTGGTCCCTTACGAAAAGATGATGCGTGTGCAGCTCTAATAGCTAACGCACCTGTCACAACAGCATTGGTAAGGTCACGCTCCTTAATTAAAATTCCAGGCGAGACTTGACTTGCCATGTTTTTCTCCTTGGTATGTCCAAAATTAATCTAAAACTATTTAGATTTTTGAACTTCTTAAGTGGGGAAACAATGCATGAACACACTACCAGTCTGGATAGTCGTTTTTTATAGGTCTACCTTTTTGCCTTGTCTTCAACACACGTTCTATTGTGCAATCTTTGCATTCATATGAGTATGATGAAGGAAGATCTCCCCTGACTCTTCTTATCAAATAGTAATCATCTAACAAACTTTTAGTTTTATTGCATGTCCTACATTTTCTCTCTTTCAAGAGTAGATGTTCAAGTTTAAATTGATCATCTAAATTCATTATCTGTAATCCCACATATAACTAACGTCTTCTTGGGTATCTCCATATTCCCAGACAGTTCCATTATCTACGAATCCTTCATCTCCTTCTAAACCTGTGGTAATAAATCCGAATGGTGACATGTCCTGTTCAATTTGATTTTTCTGCTCTTGATAAATTCGCTGACGAACATCATTGTCTGTTAGTTCTTTGAAGTACTCTTGCTGGACTAACCAAGCAAAGATAACCATACACATTACTAAGTCATCATGAAATCCTTCATCAGCTTCAAAGGATTGTTTTTTCTGAATGAATGTAGTAAGTTCGTTAATAATTTCATAGTCATTGAAAGTGAGCTTATCATCTTCAATAATTTGTTTGAGGTTTGCACATCCCACCTTTTTAACTGTTACACTCATCTTGACACCAAGTTGTGTCTTGTTACCCGAGAATCCCTGACCAACAATTTGACCAGCACGTCCTCTCATAGCACACATAAGAACGTTGGGATATTCTAGATCATAGTTTAGAATAGATGCTACACCATCTCCAACATCATTCACTTCACAAAGAACCCATGCATTATTGTATGCTCGCGCAACATCATTAATGACGTTGGGGAACAACATAGGTTTAATTTCATTATTTCTATACTTTCCTACTACCCTGTAGGGAACTGTTGTAATGTCGAATACAATAAAAGCAGAATAGTCTCCCCCAATACCGCGACTGACATCAACAGTAAGAAGGTATTCAGACTTGTCCTTTGGTTTCTCATATATGTCAAGTCCTTTACTTTGCGAAATAGGATCGTCAAATGCTAATGCTTTTAATTTTGATGCTGCAATTAAAGTATCAACAGATCCCAGAAACTCACACTCAAATTCTTGTGTAAACTGACGTTGGGATGTGTTCTTGATAGTTTCTTCTTTCCACTTGGCGTCCCTTCCAGGAACCTGTGACCAGTGGACTTCATGATATGTGTAATCGTTTCTACCATTAACAGCATCCTGCCACATCTTATAGAAGTGGTTCATACCCTGTGGGGTGGAAATAATAATTACTTTCGTTGATTTACCAGAAGTGATAGTAGGATAAACAGAGGCAAAGAACGAGTCAGCAATGTGATTTGGGACGAAAGCGAACTCGTCGAGAA